GCTCCCGCCCATAAAAAAGTTGAATAACAGCTTTAAGTAGCCCAAGATGGGCTAATGTCAATTCACGCGCTAAATTGGGGAATCAGTAAAAAATGCCCCACGCCAACAAGTAAGCTGGTTCTCATCGTATTGTGCAATTACGCTGATGAGCGGTTTTCCTGCTACCCAAGTGAAAAGCACTTAGCCAATATATGCGGTATATCTGATCGTAGCGTGAGGCGCTGCATTAAGGGATTGTCTGATCTTGGTTTGCTGGATATTGAGTCACGGAAAGGTACTAGCAACCGCTATCACTTGAGGGTGGACATCAGCGTCCAGACTAGGGTGGACGCCAGCGTCCGCACTGTTGGGCCACGAGCGTCCTCCTATACTAAAGATATACAAAAGAAAAAAACTCAACGGAGGTCTTTAAATGAGCTTGCTGGATGATTTGTTTGAGAAATACAACATTCCCAGTGACAGGTTGCGCGATGGACAACAGAAAACAAAGTGTCCCGAATGTCAGCCAGAACACAACCCTAGCGACAACCCGCTATCAATTACGGTGGAGTCACACCAGATACTATTTAAGTGCCATCACTGCGGTATTGAAGGCGGGGTAGTTGATAAGGGTATGCGGAAACAACCGCCCATAAAGCGTAAAACACCAGAGCCAATCAGTTACCTGTCAAAGCCTAGCAAGGTGCTGGATAATTATTTCAGTAAACGGGGTATCAGCAGGGAAACCTATGAGGCTTTCAACATATTCACGGATGATGACGTGTGGATTGGCTGTCCGTATAACGGCCACAACAACAAGTGCGACAACGTAAAGCTGCGGACAGAGGATAAGCAGTTTAGGCAAACAAAGGGCGGCAAGAAAAGTTTATACAATTACGAGCGAGTCAAGGATGCCAAGCGGGTTGTGGTGGTTGAGGGCGAGATGGATGCCCTAGCTGTTTATGAATGTGGCATTCCTGAAGTAACTACCCTGCCAGATGGCGCTCCGCCGAAAGTAACTTATAAAGAGAATGATCTGCGATTTAGCTGTCTGCAATCTCACCCCTTATCAGCTACTGAAATAATACTATTTTGCGATGACGATGATGCTGGGGCCAATCTTAGAAAGGAGCTTGTACACAGATACGGAAAGGAAAAGTGCTGGTACATCAGACCGCCCCAAGGTTGTAAAGATGCTAATGATGTTCTAGTGAAGCATGGCGCTGCAAAGCTAAAGGAGCTTATAGAAAACCCCGTTCCCTATCCTGTGGATGGGTTGTATACCGCTAGCAGATACGCCACGGATGTTATTGATTTGTATCATGGCAAATATGATCGCCCAATCAGCGTAGGATTTCCCAGCCTTGATAAAATATACAAGGTGATGAAGGGCACGTTCCATGTGTGGACGGGCATACCCAATCACGGCAAGAGTACATTCCTTGACCAGTGCTTAATGGAGCTTGGCAAGAATCAAAATTGGAAGTTTGCTGTATTCAGCCCAGAGCATTCTAGTAAAATGCACATACGCAGATTGGCTTCTATGTATATCGGCAAGCCCTTTGAGTCTGGATTTAACAACCGGATGACTGAGGATGAGCTTAAAGAGGCCGTTAACTGGATACACCAGCATTTCTTTTTTATTGAAACGCGAGAACATACGCCGAACATCCAGAAGATACACGAGATCGCGAAGGGCGCAATTCAAAAGTTTGGGTGCAATGGGCTGGTCATAGACCCTTACAACGAGGTAGATGCAAGCAGGGCTGGCAAGTACAGGGAAGATGAGCATATAAGGGACTTCATAAGCTTAAATAAGCGTTTTGCCAAGATGCACGACATAACTATATGGGTTGTGGCACATCCCACTAAAATGCCCAAATCAGATGATGGGCAGTATTCCCCGCCTACAGCCTATGACATTAGCGGGGCAGCCCACTGGCACAATCAGTCAGATGCGGTTGTCACAGTGCATAGGGACTTTGATAACGACACCATTCAGGTGATAACGCGCAAGATACGAGAGCAGGGGCTTTACGGACAAATTGGGGATGCGAGATTTATTTATGACCACGCTACCCGCAGATTCATTGAGCCACAGATACCAAATAACGTAGTGAATTGGATGGATGGGGACTAGGATCACAGGAGAGGCAGCAGTGGAATATCTGCTGAAAAGCTACGGCTGGGATTTTGTAAAAGAAAAAAGGTTCCACCCTACGCGCCGATGGCGATTTGATTTCGTGGTACTTGGCATTGAAAAGGTAGCCATTGAGGTTGAAGGAGGCGTCTTTAGCAAGGGCAGACACACAAGAGGCAGCGGGTATATGGGGGACATGGAAAAATACAATGAGGCGGCTCTCATGGGCTGGAAAGTCCTACGTTACCCTGCTCACGACATATCAACTAGAGTAATCGCAGACCTAGAGAGGTTAAAAATATGACAAACGTCACGATACCAAGGCCAATTGACGAAATGGATGAAGCTCTGGACAAGTGGGAGAAAGCCATTGACGAACTGGCCCATGCTCACGAGCTTTACCTGCAATCAGAAAGCATTTTTAAATCTTGGGAGGCCAGCACGAAAAAGGTCTATATGGACTACGGCAAAAGCGCTGCGGCATCTGATATTGAAACAAAGAGCCAAGACTATTGGCTAGAGAAAATGAAAGAGATAAACACTATGTCAATTGACTCAGAGAAGAAAAAACGCCTTTGTAGATTGGCGGAGGCACGGTGGGAGACCGCAAGATCAAAACAAGTAACACTCAGAAATATAAAGTGAGGGGGAGATCATGCAAATAGTGGATATTCCCATCAAGCAGGTTATTCCATATGAGGATAACCCTAGAATCAACAAGGATGCGGTTGAGGTTGTTAAAAGATCTCTCTCTGAATACGGGTTTCAGCAGCCATTGGTGGTAGATAATAACAACGTTTTAGTAGTCGGCCACACAAGGTTGTTAGCTGCAAAATTGCTTGGCCATGAAACTGTGCCGTGTTTCATTGCAGGAGACCTTTCGGAGGAGCAAGTAAAAGCATATCGCATAATGGATAACAGGAGTGCGGAGTTTGCTGATTGGAATACCTCTCTTCTTCTTAAAGAGGTTGGGGAGCTACTGGATGTTGATTTTGATGTTGATTTAACAGGATTTTCCGAATTTGACCTTAAAGAGCTTGGCCTTGATTTTGATCTTGGATACGTTGATGAGCCAAAAAGTGAGGAGGACGATGTTCCAGACGTTGAAGAAGACCCCGTGTCAAAGAGCGGAGATGTCTTTATTTTGGGGAATCACAGACTGATTTGCGGAGACTCCACTAACGTAGAGCATATGGAAAGGTTGCTTGGCGATGATTTGGCCGACCTATGGATCACTGATCCTCCATATAACGTGGGGTATGTAGGCAAAACTGCGGATAGCCTTACCATAAAAAATGATGAGATGGACGATCAAAGTTTCAGATCATTCCTTTTTGAGGCATATTCTGCGGCAAACTCCTTTATGAATTCTGGGGCATCTTTTTACATATGGCATGCTGACTCTGAAGGATACAATTTTAGAGGAGCGGCAAAAGATGTTGGTTGGCAGGTCAGGCAGTGCCTAATATGGGTTAAGAACGCAATGGTTATGGGTAGGCAGGACTATCATTGGCAACATGAGCCTTGTCTGTACGGATGGAAGGACGGTGCTGCACATTGCTGGGAGTCGGATAGAAGCCAGACCACCACGATGAACTTTAACAAGCCAACCCGAAACAAGGAGCATCCCACCATGAAGCCCGTTGAGTTGTTCAAGTACCAAATACAAAACTCATCAAAGCAAGGATCTGTCGTTCTTGACTCATTTGGAGGCTCTGGAACGACCATAATTGCGTGTGAAAGCGCTGAAAGACAGGCCCGATTACTTGAGCTTGATCCTAAGTATTGTGATGTAATTATCAAAAGATGGCAGAACTTCACCGAAAAGGATGCGGTCTTAGAGGGTGATAACATTAAATTTAACGATTTACAGAAAATTACAGAAAATG